GGATCAGATTCACCGATGACTAAAGTAGATAGATCTACTTATGCAGGTTTTTCTAACAAGTTATCTAAAGGCACACCTAATCAATATTGGGTAGAAAGATTTATTGATAAAGTTAGAGTACATATTTATCCAACACCTGATTCTTCTAATGCGTCAAAAGACATGCATTTTTATTACATAAAAAGAATACAAGATGTAGGTGATTACACAAATGCAACTGATGTACCATTTAGATTTGTGCCTTGTATGGTATCAGGATTAGCATATTATCTATCCATGAAGTATCAACCAAATTTAATTCAACAAACAAAACTAGTTTACGAGGATGAGTTTGCAAGAGCATTAGCAGAGGATGGTTCTGCATCTAGCACTCACATTACTCCTAAAGCATATTATCCAGGATCATAATGGCAAAGTACGCAACAGGTAAATACGCAAAAGCAATATCAGATAGATCTGGTATGGAGTTTCCATACAAAGAAATGGTTAGAGAATGGAATGGATCTTTTGTACACGTATCAGAGTTTGAACCAAAGCAACCACAATTAGAACCAAAACCTATGAATGGTGATTCTATATCTTTGAGACATGTAAGACCAGGAAGAACAGAGCCAGCTGTTGCTGCTATGCTAGGTAATAATCCTTTTTCTACAACTGCAAGTTCACAAACTGTTACAGTAACAGAACCTAATCACGGAAGAACTTCAGGAGATACAGTAAGATTTAGAAATGTTCAAGGTAGCCCTGGAGGTGTAGCTTTTACAACATATGAAAACTCGTCAGGATTTAGTATAACGGTGACTACAACAGATAAATATACATTTACACTAGGGGCAACTCCTAGTATAACAGAGGATTCAGGAGGACCAACTGTGTCTGCAGGACCAGTTACGATAACACCATGATTAAAAAAATAAAAAATTTTATTTGTAATTTGTTAGGTATAAAACAATGTGCATGTCCAGAAAAAGATGAGCACCTACAACTGTATGAGGATTCAGCAGAACCAGAAACTCCAATATACATAGAGGAAGGTGGAAAATTAAAACATTGCACAGGACATTTAAGATTTAGAAAAAATTGTCCTCGTTGTCAGGAAGTAGTACAATAATGTCAGGATTAAGTGCATCAGGATTAAAAACACAAATTAGAAGTTATACTGAAACAGATTCTAATGTTTTAACAGACGCTGTTTTAGAAAACATATTATTAAATGCTCAATATAGAATAATGAGAGATGTTCCTATTGATGCTGATAGAAAAGAACAATTAGCTAATTTTGTTGCTGGACAAGAAACTATAAATGCACCTGCAGGATGTTTATTTATTAGAGCCATACAAGTTTATGATACTGCAGGATCTGAAACAACAGGAGCCAACAGATATTTAGAGAAAAAAGATATAACTTACCTACAAGAGTATCAGGATGTAACTGGAACCTCCGCTGCTCAAGGTCAACCTAAATACTATGCTATGTTTGGTGGTGCAACCGGTAATACAGACACTACATCAGGTCGTATTATAGTGGCTCCAGTCCCTAACACTACATATAGATATAAAGTTCATTTTAACAAAATGCCTGGTCTTTTAGAGGGCGATAATACTAATTATCTTAGTCTTAATTTTCCAAATGGTCTTTTATATTGCTGTCTATCAGAGGCATATGGATTTTTAAAAGGTCCGATAGATATGTTGACTTTATATGAAAATAAATATAAAGAAGAAGTACAGAAGTTTGCTAATGAGCAAGTTGGTAGAAGACGAAGAGATGACTACACAGACGGCACTGTTCGTATACCAGTAAACTCAGTAAACCCGTAGGAGATATAATATGGCAATCACATCGGCAATATGCACAAGTTTTAAAGTAGAACTTTTAAAAGGTGTTCATGATTTTACAGCCACAACTGGTGACACTTTTAAAATAGCGTTATACACAAGTTCAGCAACACTAGGTGCTAGCACAACAGCTTTTACAACTGATAATGAAATTACAAATTCTTCAGGAACAGCATATACATCTGGAGGTGCCACACTTACAAGTGTTACACCAACAACTGACAGCACAACAGCTGTTTGTGATTTTGCTGATGTAAGTTTCACTTCTGCATCATTTACTGCAAATGGTGCTTTAATATACAACTCTTCAGAATCTAATGCTGCAGTTGCAGCTATTGCTTTTGGAGCAGACAAAACTGTATCTTCTGGTACTTTTACAATTCAATTCCCAACAGCGGGAGCTACAACAGCTATCATTAGATTAGCATAAGGAGGTAAATCCTTATGTCTTCAACCTGGGGATTTCAAACTTGGGGGTCTAATTCGTGGAACTCCGATGTTGTAACTGTTTCTCTAACAGGTTTATCAATAACTTCAGCTGTAGGTGATGAAGAATCTTTTAACGTTGAGGGTTGGGGAAGACAGGCTTGGAACAATTCTGGTTGGGGCGTAGAATATTCTGTTGAACCAACAGGTCAATCAATAACATCTTCAGTTGGTTCTGTTACTGCAACTCAAGTCGTAACAGCAGAACTAAATGGTTTTGGCATAAATGTTGATGCAACTTTTCCTACAGTTGATGCGGTATCGTCTGTATCATTAACAGGAGTAGGAATAACTTCTGGTATAGGAACTGTAAACGCAGAAAACTTAGCTGGTTGGGGTAGACAAGCTTGGGGTAATTCTGGTTGGGGTGTTCAATATTCTGTTGAGCCTGGAGGAGTGTCTGCAACTTTCTCAATAGGTTCTGTTGAAGCAGGAGATGTTCAAACAATAATACCAACGGGTCAATCAATAACATCATCTGTAGGAGATATATCACCAGAAGATGTTGTAGGAGTTTCTTCGGTTGGTGTAATAACTTCTGCTCTAGGTGAAATAACAAGCGTTGGAACTTTAGTTGGTTGGGGTAGAAATGGTTGGGGCGAAGAACCTTATGGAAGTTCTATTAACAGTTTAGTAACTGTAACAGGCGTAAGTGCAAGTTTAAGTGTTGGTTCAATTAGTCCAGCAGATGTAGTAGGGTTAACAGGAGTTTCGTCAACTGCAAGTGTTGGTTCAATTAGTCCAGCAGATGTAATGGGATTAGTTGGAGTTTCATCAACTGTAAGTGTTGGTTCTATAACACCAGCTGATGTTGTTGGAGTATCAGGTGTTTCTTCTACATCTTCGATTGGTTCAGTAACTGTAGCTGATCAAACAGTAGGATTAACAGGTCAATCTGCATCGTCTTCTATTGGTAATATAACAATTTCTTCAAACCCAATAATAATTCCTACAGGAGTTTCATCAACAGTTTCAGTGGGTTCAATTAGTCCAGCAGATGTAATTGGAATATCTGGACAATCTGTGACTGTAAATGTAGGAGCAATAACTCCAGACGATACAATAGTTGGATTTACTGGTTTAACAGTCACGTCTAGAATAGGATCAGTCACAACTATCCCTATTTACGGGAATGTTGACACGGGTTCAAATACATCATATAACGACGTTTCAACTGGTTCGAATAGTAGTTATGCGAACATAGACACAGGATCTAATACTTCGTATTCTGATCCTTCTACAGGCTCGAATGATACATATTCGGATGTTGCAACTGGATCAAATACAAGTTATAGTGACGCTGCATAGGAGAAAATTATGGCATCAACATACACCCCTCTGGGTATAGAAAAACAAGCAACTGGTGAAAATGCTGGTACTTGGGGAACAAAAACAAATACTAATTTAGAAATCGTAGAACAAGCAATTGGTGGAACAGCTTCACAAGCCGTGTCTGATTCTGGAGATACAACTCTTTCAGTATCTGATGGTGCAACTGGTGCAACTCTTGCACACAGAGTTATAGAATTTACTGGATCATTGACTGCATCTAGAAACGTTACAATACCTTTGGATGTTCAACAACTTTATCTTTTAAAAAACGGAACCTCTGGATCACAAAATGTCGTATTCAAATATGCAACCGGATCAGGAACTTCAGCTACTATTGCAAATGGTAAAACTATTTTAGCATATGCAAAAGCAGATGATGGCACTAATCCAAATATTGTTTCTGTTGAGTTTGGTGGAGACGTCGTGGATGACACTACACCACAATTAGGTGGTAATTTAGATACTAATTCTTTCATGATTGACTTTGACGATGATCATGGAATTAGAGATGAAAATGGCAATGAACAGCTACAATTTCAAACAACAGCCTCTGCAGTAAACCATTTTGATATAACAAACGCTGCGACTGGTAATAGTCCTACTATTTCAGCAGTTGGTGGAGACTCTAACATAGACCTTACTTTAGTGCCAAAAGGCACAGGGGTTGGTAAATTAACTAATGCTAATGGCACTAGTTCTACACAAAAAATAACAACAGACGGAAAAGCTATTGCATTGTCTTTAGTTTTCGGATATTAATTTAAAAGGAGATTAAAATATGGCAACACCAAATCTAGCTAACGTCGCAACGATTACCCCTAAGAATGCTATGGGCACTTTAGCAGATACAAACAGAACTACAATGATCGATGTTCCTGCAGAAACTGCAGTTAGAATTGATTCAATATTATTAGCAAACATTGATGGAACTTCTGCTGTTGACGCAACAGTAGAAATTAGCAATGATGATGGTTCAACTTATTTTAAAATTGCAAGCACAATTTCAGTGCCCGCAGATTCAACATTAGATTTAATCAGTAGACCAATTTATTTAGATGAAACAGATATAATCGCTGTAACAGCGGGTGCTGCCAACGATTTAGCATTTCATGTTTCATATGTTGAATTAGTAGATTAATTTTAAGGAGGAAAGATAACAAATGCCAAGAATTATAAAACCAGCAAAAGGAACTTTTACATCAGCAACAGT